ACGCCAACGAAGACCGAGGCGTAGCCCGTGCCTACATCGGCGCGTCGATGGCGGGGACTGAGTGCATCGCACAGATGGCTCTATCCCTGCGCGGGTTTCCAGACGTTGACCCTGACCCACAGTTAAAAAGAATATTCTTTGCTGGGCACAGGATCGAGGACTGGGTTGTTCGCGATCTAAAGAACAAAGCGAACTTGCGGGTGTACGAAAAGGACGAGGTGACAGGCAGGCAGCACCGAGCAGAATGGCTTGGTGGGCATGTCGTCTGTAACACGGATGGGCTGGCCGACTTCGAAGACGGCACGGGTCCAATGATCCTTGAGATCAAAAGCATGAACGACGCGAACTTTAAGAAAACCGTTTCGTACGGTGTGAAGGTTTCGCACAGAAAATATTATCGCCAGATGCAAATGATGATGGCGATGATGAGAATTGAGCGTAGCTTGTTTGTATCTTACTGTAAAAATAACTCTCAATATCACGCTGAAGTTGTCCTCTTCGATCAAGAAGAATGGGACACGATGTACATAAAGATACAAGCTACGCTTGATGGGCAGGCGGGACGATGCGCAACCGAACCAGAAAGCTGGAACTGCAAGTCGTGCTTTAAAAGGAAAAGTTGCTGGGAAATCCCAGACGTTACTCCCGCCTGTCACTTTTGTACGAACAGCTTCGCCAACAAGGACGGCGGCTGGACGTGCAAACTAACGAACCGAGAGGCCGTAGAAGTTTGCGGCGAATATGAAATGCTCAGACCCACGGAGAAAACCTAATGGATACACTAAACGAACTGAGCATCGCCCGTCAGGGTATCATCCGCAAGGAAGCAGAGATCGAAAGCATCTTTGACCGCATCGAGGCGCTTGATCCGGTTGACCCAGACGATGTGCACCGCGCGCGTACGAAGCTGCGCCACGAGAAGGAGCGGCTCGTAGAACTGAAGTGCTTGGCTACGCAGCTAGAGATCGACGCCGTACGCATGGGGAAAACCACTCATGTCTAAAGCAAGAGACCTACCGCTGACCGAAGCTCTTCGGATCATCAACGCTGATCGAAATCAAGAGTACGGCGAACCCGCCGAGAACTTCCAAGATATCGCGGATATGATGACCATACTTCTGAAGCCAGTATTAAAAGAAGATGTAGCTATTAGCTGCTCTGACGTGGCGATGACAATGATCGCAGTAAAGTTAAGCCGAATGACGACATCACCCACAAAGTTTGACACTTGGTGCGACATCGCAGGGTATGTGGGTGCAGGATGGGAAGCAGTGGAGGTGAACCAAAATGGCAAGTAATATACCAGAAGCACGTAAAATTTTAGAAGACCTTCTTGATCGGAACTACGATCAGCAAGAAGCGATCCGCCAAGCCCTTCGCTTGATGACACGCGAGATTACGAAGCCTCGCCGTGCGTACAACTACCGAGACCCAGTTACCGCAGAAAAGGTAAATGGTGTGCAGGGTAAGTCCAGAGATTATCCAGACCTCTCATGCGATCAGCTAGGCATAATGTATGGCATAGATGGTGGCAGAGTGAGTGAGATAATCGCGGGTAAACACGACCATCTCACTCAAAATACTTAGCTGCCGAAACTTCCGCCGAAACTTCCTCCGAAGCTCCCGCCATAACCTGACGAAGTGCTAGGTCTTCCAGCACTACGCTCACCCGCAACACGGTCAAGGATACCTTCCTTGGCCCAGCTTATTCCACCCAGTACAGGTGTGCGACCGACGAGCTCCCGCCAAGCGGCCCTTCGTTCTCCGTTGGCTTCCTTGCCATCGTAAGCAGAGCGAACTCCCTGAGCAACAGTCATCGCATCATTGAACAGACCTACAGTCGGGCCACCAATTGCTTCGAACGTACGCTGCGTACCGTAGACGCCGTTGTCGGTGTTCGAAGCAATGTCGTACAGCAACTCACCCATCAACCCCATGCCGCCGAGAGACACCATGCCGTCGAAGTACAGCCCAAGTGTCCTGTCTAAATCTGGGTTATCTTCGAATGCTGTCGTTACAGTTTTGGACAGGTTGCGCTCGCGAAGTTTAAACTCACGATTTTCTTCCCCGCCGCGACCTTGGACGACATCCTTGACGGAGACGGTCAGCGCACCCATCGCTGGACCCGCAACTAAAAGCGCACCGAGAGGTCCGAGGCGGTTGTCAGACTGGCCGACAAAGGCTTTGGCAAAGTTGGCGGCTCTATCGGTTGGTGAGTTGCCAGCAAACGCTTCAGCGACGATCTTGTTTGTTAGCCGCGTCATCATCAGCGGGTACGACTTCAGTTGCATGACAATCGCACCCACGGGAGTTTGAGCCATGAGCGGCAAATCGTTCGGGTTCGGTGTGAATATCATCTGGTTTGTCAGCTTGATTAGCGTGGCTGAGAGCACGTCGTTCAACGGGTGCTCTTTAGCCGAACCCCTGCTTTCCATGACCAAATCAAGGTCGATATTCTTGTCAGAAATTAGTGACTGAAGTCCCTCTTGCCCCAAAATCTTACGAGCGATCCTACCCTTGCGGGTGTTAGGGCTTTCACGCAAGATACGATGCTGCGCCTTGATGTGCTCGTAACTTACGGCGGCTGCCACATTACGCATGGCATCAGTCCAAGGCGTCAGAAGTGTGGAGTTGAAGAAACCAGTCATGAACTGTGTGCTGTCCACACCATGCGCCACAGAAAGACGTTGGTGAACGGCGTTTTCGGTGGCTGCACCGATGTTTCGTATCATGTCGCGATACGCAGGCTCACGAGCATACTTGCGTAGACCACCCACGTAAGACTTGAAGTCTCCTGTACGCATCAGCGGAAGCACCAAGTCAGACATAGAGGTTAGGGTTGTGAAGCTGAGTAGCGTCACGGCATTCACGCCGCGCAACCACTTGGACGCATTCTTCATAGAGTACAGACCTTGCTGACCGTCTACGGGCTTTCGCATTGCTGCGTTCATAAAGCCCTCCGCGTGCTTCACGTTTTCCTGAGATGGAATTTTTGTCAGGCCGTTCGTATCGGCAAGCGCGTTCGCGATAGCCCTTGCACGCTTTGAGAAGTTGTTGCGCATAACCGCTGCTTCTGGAGTGTTGGTTAAGTTTTGATCGAGAAGAGACATGATCGTCCCCTCAAGTTCTGCAACCGAAGCGCCGCCTTTGGCTTTTGCCAACAGGTCGTCTGCTACTTGACCAGCCACGAAGTCGTCCTTGACCGGGGCCATGAAGTACGCACTGTCAAACACCCGGTTTAACATGCCTTCCCCAGAGCCGCCCATACGAGAGTGGTTGGCCTTGAGGATTTTATTTTGTGATAACAGCGTGGCGATGGTTTTACGCCCGTGCATAGGGTCTGAGAGTATCGCGATATAGTCGTGATACCCGTGTATGCCAGCGCCGTACTCAGCCGACAAGTCCAAGCGATGCTCAAGGCTATTGGAATACTTGGTCATTGAGACAAGTAGATCGTTCTCCAAGAACGGTGCAAGGCTGTTCGGGTTGTCAAAGTCCGTGAACTCAGGGAACTCCTCAAGACGCATCATGCGGCTGTAGTCTAGGCTATCTTCGTTGCCCTTGCCCGTCACGCTCTTCAAGCTGCTCGATGGGCTGGATAAGATGCCATCATCATCCAGTAGACGAGCGACGAGGCGGTCGGCTGCCGAAGTGGCATCTATAGAGCTCAATGGTTGCGAGCCACCCATAGATTGATTTTCTGTCATAAAGTATTTGACGATACGAGATTTGAAGGCGTCTGGATCGGCCTCGATCAAATCTTTCCGCCATACCTGTGGGAAGTAGTTCTCCTTTATCTCACCCACCATGTTACCAGATGCACGAAGTCGCGCGACGGCAGCATCGAGATACGAACGAATATGGTTGTACGTTTCGATCTCTTTACCGCGCAGATTTTTAGAGGCGTCACTATTTCTAAGAGCTGTGACGATACGCATGTGGCTGATTGGCTGAGTGTTGCGGCGTTTCGGTGACATGCCGACCGCGCCCATTGCGCTCTCGGCCATCATCACTGGTCCTGTCTGAAAATAACGCTTCGCTATGCCTTTAGCATCGGGAAGTTCCTTCAACATACGTGTCATCGGCATCAAGAACTTGCCCATATTCGCATTCGTACGTTCGAAGTGTCCACCACCACCCGCGAGAGGCTCAAAGAAGTTAGCCAGGTGAGGCATGTTGGAACGGCGCATAATTTTTGCGTTAGTACGAAGCGGGTTGTAGATACTGGACTTCTTTATCTCCAGCGCAGCATCTTCTGGAAGGCCGCGACCGCGTGCTACAGCTATCATTCCGTCGAGCGATTTTGCTTGGACGCCCGCAGCTTCCAGAGAAGTAGCTCCCTGCGTGAATACCTTAATAGGATCAGAACCTTCTATTATCTTAGTAGCCATCCCGCCGTTAAGTGCTGGCGGCACGTTAGCTTCACCAAGCAAAGGCGTAGCGTTCTCGAACGCTTGGGAACGAAGGTCGCGAACGCTCGCCCTTTCCAGTACCAGCTTGTCTGGCCCTACGTTTAGGCTCGTGTAACCCATTTCGACCATTGCTTCGCGCAGCTCACGCTCGCCACCAGCTATTTCTGTCAGCTTTTCAATCATCTGGTTGGGTGTGAAGTTGCCACGCATCTCTTTGATTTGGTTAGACTGCGCCCTACCGTCTAATCCTTCAGCAACTTTCTTTACGTAGTGGGTTCTGAACGCCTCAACGATGGGGGAAAGTTTGTTCATGTCGCCACTAAAGATGGCTGGCGTTGTGTCTCGTATGAGTACGGGACGTACATCACCATCTATCAAAGCACCCAGCTCTCCAATCTCTTTGGAGAGTGCGTCGTCCAATGCGTACATGCGCTCAAAGTATTCAGATGAAGAAAGTGGATCGAGACGTGCTGAATTGACTTGCGCGCGCAGCTCGGTGAGAGCCTCGAGGTAATCTTCTACATCTGCTTGATTTGCTTCTGGCGCAGAGGCAATGATATCTTCCGACATTTTCTCTAGCGTGTTGGATGGTCGTGCAGTTACATAAGAACCTCTTCCTAAAGGCCCGTTTCTAGTACCATTTTGGAAGTACACAACAACCTTGCCACCCGTGAACTCGTTGATAGAAGCCCGCGCTGAAGGTGTGAACGTGTCAAGGATTTCGTGTGCGTAATCGCTTACGTACTCAGACGGTACGTTAGACTGATAGTGCGAGCGCGAGCTACCTTTGACGGAGCTGCCGGATGAGAACACATCTTCAGCGAACGTGATGCCATAAAAGCGATTGCGCGCTGGACCCGAAGAGATCAAGCCATTCATTACGTAAGAGAGGCCATCCATAACGTCGGTTTCGATGTCGGAGAACAGGTTCTCTACACCTTCGGCGTCCTCACCGAACATAGTGCGGTGCATATCCTTCATCATCGTCTTGGATGACAGGGTATCTGCACTTTCCGTGACGATCTCAGAGAATACATCCGCAGGCTCACGCCCAAGGATAACTGCAAACTTCGTGATGATGTCCCGCGCTGATTGGGACACTATGTTTGAGCCGTACAGGCTTTCAGCGACCAGACGAACGGACTGCGTGATGTCTCCATCCTTGCTCAAGTTTACACCCGCAACACGAACAGCCCTGCGGAAGCCATTGAAAGATAGATCGTCTACGCCATTTGGCAGGATGCCATTTAGTCGGGCAAGACGCGCAGTAAGCGTACGCGCGTTGTACTCCACATCTTGAGTACGATGCGTGATGCTTCTGAGGAAGCTGCGCATATTGAAATTTGTGTTCTGAGGGATGCCGTTTTCAAAGCTAACGCCAACTTCTTGTAGCTGCTCTACTTCAATAGCATCTGATACGCTTTTGTTTTTAATGGCTGCCTTATTCTTTTTGGCTTGGTATCTCTCTTTTATAATGTGGCGTGTGATGTTCTGGATTTGCTCAGAAGTTCCCGCTACGCCTTTAATGTCTCCACCGTCAATGGTTATGGAAAGAGCCATCGTCATATCATGGATTTTAGTTTCGTTAGCCAGACCCTTAGCGCCCTTACCAACGGTTCTGGATTGCCACGTATGGTAGATCGCAAGCTCTTCTTCTGTCAGGTTCACGTCATCAACCTGAGTTCTTATCAGGTGCCTAGCCCGGTTAGCTAACTTCTTTCCGAAAGCTGTCGGCAAGCCATCAGCTCCGATCTGCTTTTGAAATTCGCGTACGCTTTCTTCCAAATTGTAGCTATTAGCGTCACTGCCCTTAGTACCCGCAACTATGTCACCCTTGAAGGCTTTGGCGTTTGCCTTGCCCGTGGCTTTCATTACGCTCCGAAGTGCGCTTGAAAAGCTCCGTCGTTGGCGGTTGGTCTCACGCTTAATGTTCTGTTCGAAGTTCTCCTTCTTAGCCAACCGCGCGCCAGTAATGTTGTACTTGGCGCGAAGGGAAAGCTGTCCTTCTGATATCCGTATCTCTGGGATGTCGCCATACTCGACACTCATGTATGTGTCGTTCATCGAAGTCATCAGTTCTTCGGAGAAGTCCTTCATTTTCGTCTTGTAAATATCCACGAGGGACGCTTCCATTTCGGAATGGTAAGCCCCGCCGAACACTTCCATGTCATCGCCGGATTGGGAGATGCGGCTGTCTGAGCGGATAGTTGCCTCGTTGATTGACTTGGAGATGCTACGCATAGCGCGTATCTGCTTGGCTGACATCAACTTGAGCACGCCCGTTGACTGGTCGAGGGAAACTCTGCTCTCAGCGTTATTCCCTGCCTTTGTCGCCAAGTATCCTTGGGTCTTTTTGGTCATAGACATGCCGTTGAAGGCTTCGGATAACATGCGAGCGGTGGCTGCCATCTTGTCCGTATCGTGAGTTTCTGGGTATCCGTCCATCGCGGCCTCGAACTCGCGTAAGGATCGCTGTACTTGGTCGAAGCGTACGCGGAGCGTACGGCCAATGGAAGTTGATGGCTCAACAGGGAAAGAGAACTGAACTCTGCGCGCTTCATCCTTATTGACGATCAACTTATCGAACAACAATTCCATATTGGGGTCGATGATGTGGCGACCAGTCATGTGCTGCCATAGCTTACGGATTACTTTCGCAGCTTTTTCCAGAACATTTTTGTTGCTTGTCGCAAGCGGGCTATCAAATTTGTGGTGCATGTACAGCGAGAACTGGTTCGCAAAGTATTCCTGCGGGTTTGTTTTGCCGTTAGCCACACCCGCGCGTACACCGTCAACTTCTACTGAAGGTGTAAACTCATCCAGCTTGGTCATGCCTCCGACGACACTTTCTCCGCCCTCGTCAAAGCTGCCCGTCTCATCGTAAAATCTACTTACATTACCCCAGAACTCAGACTTTAGCTCAGAAGACATAAGGTTTTCGTAAGCCCAGTGAGCCAGCTCGTGCATCACCGTAAAGGAACCTGAGATGCCTGTGCGCGTACCGTCTTTGTCGAAGCTACCCATATCCAGGGAAATCTTGTTGTAGGATTGGGAACCAGGTCCATACATATAAAAATTGCCAGCCGATCCGCCATCTGAAGGAGACGTAAACAAAGGTGCGTTGTCGTTCGGAACCGCCTTGCGTATCAATGTTTCAATTTGACCAGCGATTTTTGACCCGACGCCAGACATAACAACTTTAAGGGATGAGATGGACGCCTCGATGTCGGCTGTTGGCCTCTTCACACCGTGAGGAGCTTCTTTTGCAAGGGTGGCATAAAGCGCTTCAAGGGCTTTAATGCGGAAGCCGATTGGAATTTCAACTTCGCTCCCACCAATATCCTGTGTCATCTTAAAGTCTGCGCGCTCAAGCGCATCTAGGTTTGCCTGCAACCGAGCAAGGGTCGGCTTGGACTGCAAGAAGGTGTCGAAATCTGGGGCAACCAACTCTTCTAACATATTATTGTTTGCCAGCTTATCGCCAACGAACAATAACTGAGCGATGTCACGCCCTTCTTTGTCTGATGCCAGTGCTGAGATGTCGATGATAGTGCTTTCGGTTTCTGCTTGCGTAAGTGGACGCGCAGGCATTTTTACTTCCGGCTCTACGGTGGGTACGTTGTCGAACGAGTTTGCGTCATCGAGCGGTTCGAAGTTGTCACGAATTAGGTTCCGTTTTGTGGCTTGGCTTTGCGCTGACTTGCCGTTCATTTCAGCGGGTACGTACCCGATGCGGAAGAGAGACGCAGGCTTGCCACCCAACAGGGCAGTAACACCCGCATCAGATGCGATCTGGGATTTACTAGCTACGCGCGGCGCGACCTCTGTGGTGCGTGGTAGCAACACCAAAACCTTGCCGTCGCGGGTCATAGGCGCATCTGGTATTTTGTTATCGACTACATTGCCCTTGCCATCTTTGACGACAACCTCTGGTTCTGGGCCTACATCCAAGCCGCCTTCGCGGCCTTGCGCATTGATTACAGATAGGTTTTCTTCCAGCTCAGGAACGTCGCCGTCTGATTTAGCAAACTTATCGTACGCTTTGTCTTTGGCAGCTTCGAGTTCTTCAATCGTTTTGATTGGCGTAATCTTGGATGTATCAATACCAATCTCACCTTTGGATAATCCAAGACTTTCGAGAGCCATCTTCTCAGATGCGTACACTTTAAAGATACTGTCTGACTTGCCGAGCTGCGTCATGGCTGCGTAAACGACCTGACCTTCGGTGGCTACACCACGTTTGCCACGGCCTACACCCTTTACTCCGAGGAGCTGCATACCCGCACGCGCAGGGAAGGTATAAACGGCTTTGTTCTTACCTTGCGAAACGTCCATCTCGGCTTGCGCCTTAGCAACCTCAAGGGTCTCGTTCTCACGACGGAAGATGCTCGCACCCTCAGTAACAGTACGACCGTCTCCCACGTCCACACCAGGCTTTAGGATTGAGCTGACTTTGCTTTTGGTTTCTTTCTCACCAGTCTTCTTGTTTGTGGAAACTGTTGTTGTGAGGCCCGCTTGAGGGTCATTCTCTAACGCCCGTGATGACTTGGCAGTGCTGTCGGCACTACGGCTGGTGGTGTACTTCAGATCACTTTCGTACATACGAGCGGCCTGAGCCTTCTCTTGTACGCGCAGCTCTGCGACCTTGGCTTTGCTTTCGAGCTTATTGACCACTGGAAGAACGATATTGATGTGGTCATCAATTCTCCGACGTACAGCGGCGGCGGTAGCTTCGTCAAATTTACCCGCCATGCCTCGGAATGTTTTTAGAATGTTGGTTGGGTTGTTGCCAGCCAACTTCAATATCTGGGCCAATCCTTCGTTGGCAGATGAAGCCAATCCTTCGACTTCAGCCTCTACGGCTACTGCTTCAGCTTTTGCGAAATCCTCTTTCGCAGTGGTGACTTCGGCTACCGCTGAGTTGGCGAAGCTGTCACCATCAACCTTAGCGTCAGCGCTTGCGTTCTTCTTCGCAGTCTTGAAACTTGCGACACGCCCTTCACGAGCGGCGAGATAACGGCGAATTGCTTTGCGTCCGGCTGGCGCAAGAGCGCCGTCCTTCGTACCGTTCGGGGTACTGGCTACAATTTTCTCAAGATCACTTTGCGTAAGCGGCTCAAGTGCAGTTGCGTTCTTTTCGTTGGCCTTTGCTACCTTGCTCTTGTGCGTAGCCATGCCTTTACCCAAGCCTTTTAGAAGGCTCTCGTCTTTTTTATCGTCGTACGTAAACTTCCGTCCCTTGATGGCAGGGACTTCAAGAACCTCGGCCACGGCAGGAGCTTCTACAGGAGCAGCCGCCTCTGTCGTGTCGCCTGTCGTGTCGCCTGTTGCGTCAGTGTTTACTGGGTCTTCAGCACTGTCTGTGTCGCCTTTGTCGCCTGTGTCGCCTGTCGTGTCGCCTGATTTATCGGCATCATTTGGTGCGGCTTCAGCGGCTGGCGTGGCGTCAGCGGCTCGTACGGCTGGCGTTTCGACTTTGGGTGCGACTAGATCGACATCGGGAATATCTGTTGATGAGGTGGCCGCATTAA